TTTTCCATATGGCTGCAGAGAGCATTGGCTAAATCATCAATTTTCACAGTTTTCAAATGTTCTATGTGTTTAGTGAATCTTTTAGGAAAGTAAATTAGCCTGCCTATATCATCTCTGCGAATATCATTGCTGAAGTATTCAGAGTGTTCCAAACTCTCACGTTCATGGATCTCCATCGCGATACCAAAACTCTTGGAAATGGTTAGGTATTTCACCATATCCACTCCAGTTAAGTCTTGGTTGACGTCATCACCGCCAGCTACTATAGCTAGACTTAAAATGGTTTTATCATCCATCCCTAGTCTAACTTTCACTGCGACATCTACCACAACTTGTGCGATAGAATTGAAAGCGATGGTGCCAAACCAACCGCTTTTCATGATGCCTCCTTCTTTCACTTCGAACATAGTACCGTTACTAGTACGGTATTTACTATCCAAAAATACTTGATCGAAAGCTTTCTTGACGTCTTTACGAAATTTCGCTAGTTGCGCTTCATCCCAATTAGGATGGCGAACTGCGAGGTTTTGGGTAACCTTACACGTTAAATCAGCAACCCAGAGGTGGTAATTAAAATCCCAAGTGCTTTTATCGCTTTCCCACACTTTCCCAGGCAGAACTTCCTTAAGATGCTCAAGATGCCCTGTACTAGCGGGGTTAAACGCGTATTTCACTGGAATTTCTTTCCACTTGTATATCAAATTACTGAAGAAATTCTTAAAGATGCAAGCGTGGTTAACAAGAGCATGTAATGGCAATCCTGCGATGCATCGAGCCATCCCTTTGTCCAATTTTTCATTTTTGGTAGGTTCCCCTTTACCGAACAACTTTACTACGAGTGGAGAAAGCCATTCATTCACGCAATGTTGCGCGAAGCCTTTAACTCCAAACTTTTCAAGAACTTGTCCGTTCGTAGGTAAACCTTGTGTTACATAGGGGTAACCGCTGGATTTTGTACAACCAACGATTGTCGAATTTATCACGTTCATTGCTCCACTAACCTGATCGTAATCTTCATCCGGCATAAAAGTTGCGGGTTCCATCATTTTAGTAACGATAGCCACAATCCTCTTACTCTCTTTAGCCGTTGGGATACTTTTGACCGATTTTACACGGTCACCGAAGAGTT